CGTAGCACTGGCAGCATTAAAATAGGTACAACAAACTATGTGTATAGCTCAGTTGACTATACAAACCAAACCATAACATTGGCTGCTCCGATAGGTACAGCGTATGCAGTAAATACAGTAATAAGCGAAGTATAAAATGATTAAACTATGGTACTATTAGACACACACACACAGCAGTTATTAGAGGATGTTACTATTATAAATAATGGAATACGTTTTTTTGCGTGGTTAATAACAGGTATGTTGACAATTATCGGTGGGCTACTTATTTATATTTGGAGAAACTCAGAAAAAAAACATGATATGGCTTCAAAAAGGCAGGATGATTCGGACGATAAATTTACAAAACTCGCTGAAGAGGTTACAAAATTGACTATCTATATGAATATAGCGTTCCCCCAAATAGAAAAGAATACAAACAAAATCAATGAAATGGACGTGAATTGTGCAAAAAATAACCACAGAAAAAAAAGTACTTAAAATCTTGTTAAAAGTAAGGTTAGCATTTTTGGTGTACGGAAGTAGACACGATATGTTTTTAAAATGGTTAAACAAACAGATAAAAAAATATGAATAATATGAAAAATTGGAAAACGAGCCTTGTAGGCATAACTATTATTATTGCAGGCATTTATGTATTTGTATCTACAAAAGATTGAACACAATCAGGAATAGCAGTTAGCGTTGGAATAGGCTTATTATTTGCTAAAGATCACAATGTAACTGGAGTATAATATGAAGTTGCAATTGAAGAGAATTTTTTTTGGAGATACATACACTATTGGTAAATTATCAATTGATGGTATATATTTTTGTGATGTATTAGAGGATAAGAATCGTGATATAAATCATGATGGAAAATTAGATGAAGTAAAAGTTTTTGGACAAACATGTATTCCATTTGGAGTGTATAAAGTAATAATAACTATGTCTCAAAGATTTAAACGAGAACTTCCATTATTGTTAAATGTTCCAGGATTTGATGGTATTCGAATTCATGCTGGTAATACATCGGTTGATACACATGGATGTTTATTGGTTGGAGTAAATGATCAGAAAGGAAAAGTTTCTAATTCGCAAGCTACAATGGCAAAACTTTTCACAATTCTTAAAAAAGCAACCGATATAACAATTGAAATAACTTAAAAAGATGATTAAAAAATTAATATTATTAGTTGTATTGGCTTTATCTATATATGGATGTAAACCAATAGAAAAAATAATTTATGTTGACAAGCCAATAATTAAAATACAAATTGATAGTGTATATACACACTCCACCGACAGTTTTATTGAAAAACAAAAGGGAGATACTATACTTCAATATAGATTTAAAACGTTATATAAGGAGAGTTTAAAATTAAGGGTTGACACTATAACCAAAATAAAACAAGTTGATGTTCCATATTCAGTAGATAAAATAGTTCCTCAAAAAGGATTTATTTATTATTCTGGATTGTTTTTATGAATAATAGTGATTGGCTTTATAATTTACAAAGTATACAAATTATTTAATAGAGTATAATACAGATATAAAAAATTGAATTTTACTATACTAAAAAATATATAAATTTCATTAATTGAAATTTTATATGTACTTTTGCAAAAAATTAAAAATGGGAGAAAATGGGAGAAAATAACAAACAAAACATATTTTTCGGAGAAGACGATGATATGTCAATGAACTCACTTTTTAGTGAGAATGTAGATAATGAAATTGATGACGATTCAAGCGAATCGTCAAATGACAATGACAATGAAACCCCCACCGATGATGATATTAAGTTGGAAGATATTTTTCCATCAGAAGATAATCAGGGGAGCGTAGGTGGAGAAGAGAAGGAAACGGTAGAACAACCTAATTCACAAAAAGATGAAGGTTCTTCTCCCAAGACAAAATTTTACTCTTCCGCCTTAAAAGCATTAGTGGATGATGGAGTTCTATCGGATCTGGACCAAGAGTTTTTAGATAAAATCAAAGATGAAGCCACACCAGAAGATTTAGCAAGTGCTATTGAAAAACAAGTAGAAGCAAGACTTGATGCAACTCAAAAAAGAATTAATGATGCATTAAGTAGTGGTGTGCAGATAGATGATGTTAAAAGATTTGAAAATGCTATAAACTATTTGAGCAGTATAGATGAGGATGTTTTATCAGAAGAAAATGATGAATCTGAAAATCTTAGAAAACAAATCATATATCAAGATTATATTAATAAAGGATTTAAGCCTGAAAGAGCTCAAAAAGAAGTTACTAAATCATTTAATGCTGGAACTGATATAGAGGACGCTAAAATTGCTTTAGAAAGTAATAAAGAATATTTTCAAGAGCAATATGATGATAAAGTAGTTGAACAAAAAGCTCAAATTAAAAAAATAAAAGAAGAGAGGGAAAAGCAGGTTCTTAATTTTAGAAAGAAAATTATTGAAACAGAAGAACCTCTTGGAATAAAAGTAGATAAATCTATTAGACAGAAAGTTTTAGATAACATAGTTAAGCCAGTCCACAAAGGTAAAGACGGAAAACTATTGACTGAAATACAAAAGTACTCAATAGAAAATCCAGACGATTCAGAATATTATTTTGGATTGTTATATACAATGACTGATGGATTTAAAAATGTTGATAAATTTATAAGTCAAAAAGTAAAGCAATCCACAAAGAGTGCTTTAAAGAATTTAGAACACAAATTAAAAAATACCCCATTAATGGGTGATGGCGAAGTTGATTTTAACTTTGGTCAAAGCGATGAAGAATCTTATGTTAAAAATATAAAATTTATATAATATGAAACCAACCAATTAAATTAAAATAAAAAAATGGCAAATGTCCTAAGTAAATTTGGAATGATGGAATTCCAAGGATGGAAGGGATTTAGCAAAGTAAACCACATTGGTACTATGTATAGATCTAATCCACAAAAAGCCACTGAAAATATGGTGCAGTTACTTGCAACATACCGTGGTAAGACTTTAGAAAATTATTTAAAACAATTCCCTGTCAAGTATTTTGACACAGACGACGACTATACATGGGAGGTAGCTTAGATTGCCCCCCCATTCAGTAATGAATGTAAAAAAAATTGAACAATATCGGTGAAGTCCTCCAAGAAAACGGATAATACCGAGATAATCTATTGAAATAAAGATCAATAGACATCGTAGAGAGTAGAGACTGAAACTAATAATTATGGGTACTATTTATAAAATAGAAAACAATATAAATGACAAGATTTATATTGGCCAAACAATTCAAGATTTAAAAATAAGATTTAGAAGGCACTGTAGTTTTAGTGCATTATCTAATGCAGAATGAAATATGCCAATCAAAAGAGCTATTAAAAAGTATGGAAAAGAAAATTTTTTTATAACTGAAATCGAATCCGTCAAAGATGAAGATATCAATGAAAGAGAAATTTATTGGATAGAAAAGTATGGTAGTTTTAAAAATGGTTATAATGCAACTGCTGGTGGTGGTGGACTATTGAATCATGAAGGCAAGATAAAACAATTTCAAGTACAAGAAATTATATCAAAGTATTTGGATGGTAAGACGCCAAATGAATTATCAATTGAATATATGGTTGATAGAAAAACTATAATGAATTTATTAAATAAAAATAAGATCAAAACTAGATCTATATCTGACACATGCTCTAAAGGAGAAATATCAGATGGATTATTGATTAAACTTTTGTCTGAAGGAAAATCTCAAAGACAAATAGCTAAGATAATAAATAGATGTCAAGGAACTGTTTGAAAACTTATCAAGAAATTAGACCAAAATGTCTCCAAGAGTGTTCAGACCCTATCTGATTGTACAGAGGGTTAAAATGTACTCCGAACTTATACAATGGAAAAGTATAAGATGTATAGGATAAAGAGCCTATACGATAACAAAATTGAATCGGCTCATCTAGACGTAATTACGCTCTTATTGAGGCTCGACATGATGATGGTACGGTAGTTACTACTGGATTTGCAGGTGTAGCAGGTGCTCCATTTTACCTTGTATTTGGTGAAGATTGGATAGGAGATGGTGAAACTATTGCTGGAGAAAAAAATGAAATTTATCCTATTAAAGTTCTTGCAGAGCCAAGGATGGAAGGAACAAATGCGGTTTACAAATGCGAGACGACCGGTGGCTTGTCTTTAGGTGTTCCAGCAGCAGAACTTGCAGCAGGTAAACGTTTTAGCTGGGAATATGCAGCTGTAGAATCATCTCGTTCAAAAGGTGTTGGTACAGTTCGTTATACAAGTCCAGTGGCTATGCGTAATGAGTTTACTACTCTTCGCATTAAGGAACGAGTTCCTGGCAATATGTTAAATAGAAAATTAGCCGTTGGTATTCCAGTGATGGACGGAGACGGAAAGAAATTCGTACATAGTATGTGGATGCATCATGTAGAATTTAAAGTTGAAGAAACTTTCTCAGAATACAAATGTAATGCAATCATGTATGGAAAATCTAACAGAAATTCCAACGGTAAAACAAAACTTGCCGCCTAATAGGGAAACCTATTAGTGTAAATCAAACAAATATGTTTGAGAAAAATCGTAGAAAAACGGTGGAATCCATCAGAGTTTATATAAATCTAAAATAAAATACATTATGGAAGTTTGGAAAAATATAGATGGATTTAGAGAACTTTATCAAATTAGTAATTTGGGAAGGGTTAGAAGGAAAGATTCATTTAAAGTATTAAAACCATTGACCTTGACAAAAGGATACAAAGGAGTTAGACTTTATGTTGATAAATTAAATGCAAAAACACAGAAGATTCATAGATTAGTTGCCAAATTTTTTATTGACAACGAATTAAATCTTCCACAGGTCAATCATATTGATGGAAATAAATCAAACAATATGGTTGAAAATTTAGAATGGTGTACAAATGATTATAACATGAATCACGCCATATCTAATATGCTTGTTAAAGTAGGAGAAGATAGATTCGCATCAAAAGTTTCAGAAGAATCATTGATGCACATACAATCTCTTATAAATTTTGGATTTACAATAAAGCAAATGAGCGTCCTATATAATATATCAAAAAACTCAATGAAAGAGATTGTCAAAGGACATTCATACTCTCATTTGAATCTTGATATAAAATACAACAACCCTCCTGAAAAGAAATTTAATAAAAAGATAATTGATAAAGACTTATATATTAAGTTGAACAATTCTCTAAAGGATAATACCGTGCTAAACAAGCTTATAGAAGAAAATTACATAAGCTTACAGTGTAACGCATAGTGCTGAAATAATGCACCACGAGTCTATGAGTCCCTTCGTGGGATAAAATATATGCTGAACTGCTGGAATGATAAACCAGTAGAGCATGAGGATAAAAAGCCTCATGGGTAACAAAATGGAGTACATGAACTTTGGCAAATCTGGTGAAGTTATTAAACAAGGAGATGGTCTGAGAGCACAAATGGAAGTGGCTAATACAATTTTTTACAATGATTTTGATTTAAAACTTATTGAAGATGCATTGTTTGAATTGTCTGCTTCTAAACTTGACTTTGGAGAACGTAAATTTGTGTTACGTACAGGAGAGCGCGGAGCTGCTTTATTTAATAAAGCTGTAAAAGACGTTGTTTCTGGCTGGTATGTTAATGGATTTTACGGCTCAGCGGCTAATAACCCTGCTGTGATTCAGAAAACAAATAGCAAGTTGCATGACAATTCGTTGTCTGCTGGATTTCAATTTACTGAATATAGAGCTCCTAACGGACTCGTAATCAGTATAGATGTAGATCCATTGTATGATGATCCAGTTCGTAACAAAATTTATCATCCAAACGGTAAACTAAACACTGCCGCATAGCATTTTGCTATGAAAATCGAGAAAAAACGGTGAAACCTTTTTAAAATAGTGGAAACTATTAGCAATATGGAAATATTTAAAGATGTAATTAAATTTGAAAATACTTACCAAATAAGTAATTTTGGTAGAGTTATTAATAAAAAAACTGGCTTATTTTTAAAGCCATCATACAATAAAAAAGGATATGAATATTTATATTTGTCATATTCTCATACTGGAAGAATAAAATGATATGTTCATCGACTTGTAGCATTTCATTTTATAGATAATCCCGAAAGCAAACCTCAAGTTAATCATCTTGATGGTGTTGTTAGTAACAATAATGTAAGCAATTTAGAGTGGTGTACTAATGATGAAAATCAGGCTCATGCTGTTTTAAATAATCTTCATTATCAAGGAGAATCTCACAGAAGTAGTAAATTTACTGAAGAATCGGTATCACTGCTTCCGGAGTTGTTTAGTATAGGATTTAGTGTTGGACAGGTTAGCAATCTAACTGGGGTCGCAGCAATGAATATAGAGAAAATACTTAATGGAAAGTCATGGAGAAAATTAAATTTACAATTCAATGAAATTCGTAAAAATAAACAAAAAAATGATTTTACAATAACAATGCCAAAAGAGTTGTATATTAATTGCGTTAAATTTTGGGGCAATACCGTGCTAAACAAACTAATCGCGAAAGGTAGTTTGTCAGTGTAGAGCATAGATAGTGAATAAATATAATCTATCCAAGAGTTCTCGACATCAACGAATGGTTGATGAAAATATATGCCGAACTTATACAACAAATAAGTATAAGATGTAAGAGATAAAAAGCTTTTACGATAACAACAATGGGTGTAGCAATGTCTTATCGTTTTGACATACTTTATATCGGAACGATGGATCAGCCAAATATTCAACTTTGCAAAATTAAAGGCTCAGAAGAATATCGCGGCTACAGATGGGGGATTAACAATGCAATAAGAAAGGTTGCCTAGTTCCCGATAAACACTTTTAATTGCTGGAAACTCCTTATAGTTTTAGGTACTAATTTCAATTAGTGATAATCCTAAAAATTGGACAATCAGCAGCCAAGCTGCGCAGTGAGTGCGCGGAAGGTTCAACGACTAGTCGAAAGACGTAGACTCAAGTGAGTCGAAATGGAGTGCTTTGCATATGTTATGCAAATGAAGATATAGTCTAACCTATATAGAAATATGTAGAAGTCAATTAAATTGACTATTTGTGATTAACGAACACAAATTAATAATAATGTAGAAATCCTTTCACAGGTCAACTTAATAATCCCAATATGTCGTTTGAAGAAGATGAAGCTGAAATTCATCGTATGACACAATTAGGTGTGGTTATTTTAGACCCAACAAGAACGATGAGTATTATACCATCTATTCTTAATACATAAAAAAGTATGCAGCTCTTGGTTGAGCTGCATATAACAAATTAATTATTTAAAAGGGAGAAGATAATGAAAGAAAAGAATGAAAGTAATCTTAATTTCAATGTAGAAATTGAGCAAGAACCTGTGCGGTATATTCCAGTGGAAAGTATTGTCGGTCAAAAAGAGGATCAAAGTGATGCGAGAGCTATTAGGTCTGAGAGTAAGAGTAAAGACTTAATATCATGTCTTAGGAATGAAAAAGTTATTGTTAAGTACGCAGTAAAACCTAACTCAAATATTACAGACCCAAAGCATGCTCTTTATGGAGGTATGGCTGAAACTGCAAGTAGGGTATTTACAGTACAAATGCTTCGTAATGGAAATCTAACAAATGTATTAACTGATGATGAGAAAGATTTTCTTGAGGATTATATGGGGCTTGAAAAAAATGCTTTATCAGTACATCTAAGAAAAGATAATTATTGGAAAAATTATCAAGTAAGATTGACTAAATCAGATACAATACTTGACTTATCAACCGTTGAAGACTTTATAAAGTATAAAGTTTTGTTAACTAATTCAAGTGTTATATGTCCATCATTAGAAATGTTTACTGACCCAAAAGGGCGTAATACCACTTATCAATATTATATTGTCGGCGCAGAAGATGATGTTAAACAGACAAATAAAAATATGTCAGTTAAAATGGAGTCAATGCTTGAACTTGGTAAAATTCAAGATAAGAAAAATATTCTTAAAATTGTAGTTGAAATGATGAGCGGAAAGAAGGTTTCAAAAGAATCTAAACTTGAATTTATACAATCATCTGCATTTAAAGAAATAGAATCTAATCCAAAACTATTCTTGTCAATAGTAAAAGATCCATACTTCCCAACTAAAATTTTAATATCTGAGTGTTTGGAGTATGGTATATTGTCTACAAGAAGTGGATTGTATTATGTTACATCAAATTCAGAACCTTTATGTGGTGCTGGAGAGGAATCAACATTAGTAGTTGCTTCAAAATATTTAAATCTACCAAAAAAACAAGAGTTAAAGTTATCTTTGGAGGCAAAATTAAAAATTAAAAAAGAGGAATAGAATGGCGCAGATAGAGATAAATTCTACTTGGGTAACTGATAGATTTAATTTACAATACAACAATATATTCAGTAATAGAGCTCCAGGTATAGAACTTTCTGAAATCTCTATTTATCTAACAATGGCTCATATTGAAATCATAGATGAGTATTCAGCAAACCTTGATTTATTTGAAAAGAATAGGTCTATGTTAACTGGTTACATATATGATGATACATTACCAAATATAAGTGGATATTCAGACGTTTCTGAAACTACAGCTACTACTGGAAAGACAAGAGATATAGATTATCAAGTTTTTAGTTTTACAAAAAATTATTGAAAGATATTAAAAGAATATGCTATTACAAATTCAAATAGTTTAGGCATTCCAATAAAACCAATAACTTATGATGGATTTAACACTATGTCAGCTAATCCATTTAAATGACCAAATGGGATGAAGGGTTGGAGGTTAGACATAAATTATGATCCATTAGAAAATTCAAATAGAGACGTAAAGGTGTTTTACAAAAAGCAAACATCTAATGATTATATCAAAAAATATGAAGTAACCTATTTAATTTTACCAGAAAAATTTAATATTGAAGCTACCATAGAGGCTGATAGAATCCCATCTACTTTAAGCAAGAATCCTTTCTTAGCTGAAAAGATTATTAATAGAGCTGTTGAATTGACGAAAAGAGATTACGAGGCTAATGAATTACAAACACAAGTTCAGATAAATAAAAGGTCTGAATAATTATTAATTAAATACCAAATTAAAAAATGGCAGTTTTTAGCACTAACAGTGTACGTCACCTTTATGTGGCAAATGCAGCTACTGGAGCAACTCCAGGATGTTTCAATGAAGCAAAAGTTACAACCGACCAAGAGTTGTATTTAACTTTTGTAAATACAGAAAGTAAGGTAGTCAAAACAGATTTGATTCCTTTGTCAAAAATTAAAAAACTAAGTACAACTTCGTATGTTCCAAGAAAACTACGTAAAGACACAATCACTTTTGCAACTCCAGTTGTAGGTCAAACATATACATTGCGTATATTATTCCGTCAATGGGGTAGTGGTAGTTCGGAAAATCAATACTTTAAGTATGTTGGTTCTTATAAAGCAAAAACTGGTGACACTCAGCAAACTCTTGTAGATGCATTTATTGCTTCAGCAACTGTTAATTTTGCTCGTGAACCAGTACAATTACTTACATTTTCAAAAAATGGTTCTGGTACTATCGCAACACTTTCCATTACAGAGGTAGCTCAACCATTTGTTCGTGGAAAACAACAAGGTCGCCCATTGGACTATACAATTCATTTTGTAAAAATTACTGATGCTGGCGGATATGAAAATACTGAATGGGGAACTGTTGCAAGTAATGATAAGCCGAATCCCGGTGTTGGCACTGCCAATCTTGCCGCTGATATGGAATACTTCTACTTAGGAGAGCGTGGAGATCAATATCGTAATGTAGGGTATCCTTATACGTTTGATACTACTTATTTGGTAGATACTACAAAAGTATATGACATAATTGATATCACATACAATTCTGGTGATTATGATGCAATTGGCGCAGCTAATGCTGAAAAAGTACTCACAGTTCTTTGTATTGCTGGTACAGTTGCAGTTCCTTCTCACACAGTAGGTAATCTTATAATCGCAGACATAGAAACTGCTACTGGTCTTACAATCGCAGACTTTGCATAATAAAACAAAGGGTATATGGTTACTATGCCATATACCCTTTAATTTTAAATACAATGGAAGAAAAACCTAAGATATTAATCGGTATAGTGAATTGCTTGTTAGGTTCATATATAAGAATAAGAGAAATACATTGGAACACACATAATCAAGCTACTCACAATCTAACAAATGACTTACTTCCAGAGATAATTGATTATATAGATGCAATAATTGAATTACTATCTGGAATTGCTGAAAGACCAGGATTTAATATATTGAAACCTGTGATTCCAACAACGGAAGATAATTTAACCACAATACTAAAAGCTTTAGTAATGAAGGTTGAAACATCTCAATCATTTCTTGAAGACCCTGAATATAGAGGTATAAATAAAACATTAGATGATTTGATTGCAGACCTTAATAAATGGACATATTTGTCAAATAACTTTTAAGATAAAAACATGGCTGGATATATAGATGGAAAAGTTGAAATATTTTGCGGTAATTATCCTCCATCAAATGAAAATATCTTTTGATATAAAAGATTTGTAAATAGTGGATTAAATTATTATTTGTTACTTGAGTTTAATAACGTTACGCAAGAATGACAACCTATAAATAGCTCATTAGTTACTAATGGATTATTGTCAGAAGATGAAATACTTTTATATGGAGAAGATAATAAAATACTTAGTTCGGAATTTTAAAGAACTTATAATTAAAATAATAAAAAAAATAAAAAAGAAAATGGCTGACGAAAGAAAACTAAGCTCTTATAATTCAATAGATTCTGGTAGTATTGCTGCTGGGTCAACAATGTTTGTAGCTCTCAATGGAGATACAACCCCTGTAAATTGTAAAATACCTATCGAAAACCTTGTTGTAGACAGTCTTGCAAGTTCAAGTTCTATACTACCACTGTCTGCTGGACAAGGCAAAATACTTGACACTACAAAAGAAAATATTGCAAATAAAAGCAATAGCACTTTGCTTGGAGATAGTCCAATACTGTACCCAACACAACACGCAGCAAAGGCTTATGCAGACAGCAAAGTAACAGATGTAATTACTTCAGGTGCAACTAACCTTGCTCCTAGTCAAAATGCTGTCTTTAATGCATTAGAATTGAAAGCTCCAAAAGCAAATCCTGTTTTTACTGGAGATGTAACTATTGATAATGGAATTTCTGCATACAAAGATGTAACAATAGCATCTACAAAAAGTATAACTCTTATTGGTTTAGATGGTGGAGTTACTGCTGAAACACAACCTATAAATGATAATTCAACTAAATTAGCTACAACTGCTTATGCCGATGCTAAAGTTGCTACCGGACTTGGAAGCACATCTACAACCGTAGCTCCTAGTCAAAAAGCAGTATATGATTCTTTAGTATTAAAAGCTCCAACAAACAATCCAACCTTCACTGGAACAGCAGTATTACCTAGTACAACATCAATAGGTAGTGTAAGTTCATTTGAACTTGGACATTTGGATGGTGTTACATCTGCAATACAAACTCAGTTAAATGCAAAAATAAGTTCAATAACACTTTTAAGCATTGATATTGCCCCATTAAGTCCTTCGGGTGGTGATACCTATTATAATTCAACTACAAAAGAGTTGCTAAATTGGAATCCTAATACTAGTACTTGGGTTGAAGTTGGAGCTTATGGTGTTTTATGTAATTATGGTGGTACAGATTATATCTATACAAGTTTAACAAATGGATTAGTGAGATTACGTGATTTTGCTCCTTTAGTTTCACCAGCATTTACTGGTACTCCGAGTTTACCAACTGGAACAACTGGAATAACTCAAACTTCAACAGACAGTTCTACTAAAATAGCTACAACTGCATTTGTTCAGGCTCAAAAAGAAAACCCAACATTTACTGGAACTATAAAAACTCCAGCATTAGCAATTGGTGCTGCTGGCTCAGAAGTAACATTAACTCCAACGGCAACAGAATTGAATTATGTGGATGGAGTGACTAGCTCCATTCAAAGTCAATTAAATAGCAAAAAGAATTCATTAATCTCTATTGTACCAGAAGACAATGCGACAATTTCAGAACATGAAAGCATAATTTACGTGACTACAAATGGAATTTTAGTATCTATAGATGTATTGCTAAGTCCTCCAATTGCTGGAGATAAGATTATAATTAAAAATGGAAATATAGCTGGATGCACAATCAAGGGTCCTGGATTGACTATAGATGGAGTAGATAGAGATACCGACAGTGGAACTCCATTAGCATTAAATACAGCATATAATTCTATAACAATAATGTATGTTTCAAATTCAATAAAATGGATTACTATTTAATACTTAAACTATAACTTTTTTATATAAATACTTGTGTAATCAAAATATTTATATTACCTTTGCCCTAATTTGTAATTTGTAAGAAATTACGAGTTAGGGTTTTTTAATATAAAGTATTAATTTAAAATAAATTAAATGACAAAAGAAGAGGTTATTGCTATTTTCAAGATTAAGAGGTTCATGCTCGACATGGGTGCCAACAAGGTTAGTAAACAATTAAAAACTACTCCAGAGATTGTAAAAGAAGCAAGAGCAATTGTTCGCAAGAACATTAAAGAGTTTGGAACAACTTATCACCCAAAAGAAGTGGCGTTTAATCAACCAATTAAAAATAAGCAAAGAATTTTATTTATAGATGTTGAGACAAGTCCCTTATTATCATATACTTGGGGTAGATTTAAGCAGTTCGTCTCATTAGACCAGACAGTTTCAGAGTGGTATATAATTGCATTTAGCTGTAAATGGGCAGGGGAGGATGAAATGATTAATGGAATATTAACTCCAGAAGAAGCATTAAATGAGGATGACTCACGCATAATGATTGATTTATGGAATGTATTAAATCAAGCAGACACATGTATTTCACATAACGGGTTAGCTTTTGACCATAAGAAAATTAATACACGCTTCATACTCAATGGGTTACCGCCAACACGTCCATTCAGAATTATCGATACTCTTAAGGTAATAAAAGAAAATTTTGCATTTAGCTCCAATAAGCTTGACAATTTGCTTATACAATTCGGTTTGGAGCGTAAATTAGATACTAATTTTCAATTGTGGAAAGATTGCATGAGAGGCGATGAAGATGCCTTAAAACTCATGTCAGAGTACAATGCGTGGGATGTAATTCAATTGGAGCAAGCGTTCTTGCGTCTTAAACCTTGGATTAAAAACTTCCCAAATTACGTTCTATATAATGATGTAGAAGATACTGATATATGTCCAACTTGTGGTGGAAAACATTTATTTGAAGATGGAAGTTATACTACAGTAAATAATAAATACCAGATGTATCGTTGCAATGATTGTGGAAGTATATCAAGGAGACGTAAAGCTGATAAAATTAAAGTAACAATTACAAATAATATAAGATAATGCGTACATATCGAGAAATCGTCTATATGATAATGGACGAATTAAAATTACTATCGGATGATACCATCTGAGAAAATGAACATTTTGTTTTCACTGCAAACAAGTATCGAGCTTTACTATTCAACCAAAAATACAAGGGCAAAAAAGTAGAAATACCTTTTGCTTGGTATCAAAGACTTAATGTAGGTTTTGATGTAAATTATAAGGATGGTACTATATATCAATCCTTTAAGCAAATTCCAGATATATTGGATATAACAAATTTATGACAATATACATTTGTTCATAACGATGGAATGCCTACAGAGAATTTAAATTTTATTAATCCTCAAAGATTTAAGGTCGTTGGATATAGTAAATGATTGAAAAACCAAGTCTATATAACAATAGATTTGGATAATAGGATGTATGCAAAAAGTCCAACATCTTCAATAACTCGTCCAATAAATAGAATTACTGGAGCTGACTCTATTTATATAGAGCATCCATTGATATCTGAAAATGGATTGTCTCAATTAATGTCTGAAATTGGAGATACATATGTATATTATGATACTATACTTGATAATCCAATAGAAGGTTATAAATTTAATGACAATAATGATTTAGATGTATTGAACTTTACATTTCCTTGCGAAGAATCTTTAATACAACCAATAATTGAATTGTGTATAAAAGAAATTGGCGGAATGAATCAAATCAAAAGAGATGCTGCTAATAATGCATCAGATGATTTTAGTCTTCCAAACGGTCAAGTTCAACAAGATAAATAATGGAAGAATCTTTTAAGGAGTTCTCTAATAAGATAAAAAAAGCTTCTAATAAGAGAGTTCATAAAATTAAAAAAAGTGTATATACAATAGATGGATTTTATTATTATAGAAAGACAAAACCAGATTTTAAGGAGTTTGTTCTAAAAGATGTGGAATATCTTTCTATAATAAGAGAAATGAATTTATTGCTATTAGAAGAATTGTTTGAAAATAAATTCTTTAATCTACCATGTGGTATGGGTAAGATAATTATTGTAAAGAAAAAAACTAGATCTTGGTTTGATAAAAATGATAAGTTTTCTTCTAACAAAAAAATAGATATGCATAGTACCGTTAGATTATGGTACGAGGATGAAGAGGCTAGAATTAATAAAACTTTAGTTAGATTTGATAACGAGTATCTATTTAAATTAAAATACGTAAAAACAAAACCTAATTATAAAAATTCAACTTACTATACAATTAATTTTTGTAGGTCATTAAAAAAAAAGTTATCTGAAATTATTTTAAATAGTGATTTTGATGCTTATGAAATAGAAGATAAAAAACATAAATATATAAATGAGCAAATTAAAATGAACAAATCTTAAAATTGTCACAGACAAGATATTAAGAGATCCTATATTTATAGGATTAAATTATGAAACGGTAATAGACTATTTCATTGATTTCATAACAATAGTTGGAGCTCCAGAATTATTTGAAGAAAAATTTGTAACTGATATAGAGGTTAAAGGATATAGAGCTGACTTGCCAATTGATTTTGTTGAAGAAATCCAAATATCAATGGATAAGAAAGCTGCAAGACAGGCCACTGATACATTTATGGGTAACTATGCCACACTGGATTTAGATTCTGATAATAAAATGATGAAGGATGTTATTGAGCTTACCTATAAAATTCAAGGCAATTACATTTACCTATCAAAAGAATTGGGCACTTTAACTATGACATATAAGTGCGTTAAAATGCAAACTGATGAAACTCAGGATGATTATGGCTATCCAATGTTGCCAGACGATCCAGTATTTATATTGGCACTACAATCATATATAGAAGTCCAATTTCTAACAATGCTATTTAGAGCTGGTAAAGTAACTAATCAAATATTGCAAGACGCTAAACAAACTTATGCATGAAATGTAGGTAGATATGATACTCATAGTAAACGATTAACAATTGGTTCTATGGAAAGTATATCTAAAATGTTTAGGTCTATTATTGGAAAGAATAATGAGTTTTATACTCGATTTAAAACACTTGGAGTAAGATAATTATGAAGATAAAAGCAGAGCAGTATAAAATAAAAGGTATGAATCAAGACCTTTCAAATTCTGCATTTAATAAAGATTTTTCTTGAGAAAATCACAATATTAGATTGACAGCAAGAGGTGGAGATGAATCATATAGCAATAATGATTTATTAAGCGTTACAAATGAAAAAGGTAATTTAAATATAACTACAAGTATAGATATAAATGGAAAAGTATTAGGCACCTGTGTTATAAATGATTACTTGGTTTTATTTACAAAGTCATCAATAGATAATTACGACAGAATTTACTTAGCGTCTAAGCCAGTATTAAATATTTCTGCAACCTCATTACTTTTTTATGGAGATTTAAATTTTGATATTAACTCGAAAATACAAACATTACCTTATTTTGAAAATGAATTTGTACAAAAAGTATATTGGATAGATGAAATTAATCAACCAAGAGTTATTAATATTGCAAATCCACCAAGTCCAAACTATGGAAATGACAATCAATTTAATTTTTCACAAGAATTAGCTCTTAATGAAACGGTTGATATCACAAAACAATATAGCAATGGATATTTTAAATCTGGTGTTATACAGTATTCATTTACCTATTTTAATAAAAATGGTATAGAGTCAAATATATTTTATACTACTCCAATTAATTATATATCACCAGAAGATAGAGGTGGAAAAGTTGATGAAATAATAAATAATTCATTTAAGATAGAAATAGATAATATTGACTTGAATTTTGATTACATAAGAATATACTCATGTTATAGAACTTCATTAGACTCTACGCCAGAAATTAGAAGTGTTATTGATTTAAAGACTAATTCCTCTGGAATAATTTTTGTTGATAATGGTACTTCTGGATCAATAGTCTCAACAGATATATTATTATATATTGGTGGAGAGGAGTTATATCCTAAGTGTATGTCTCAAAAATCAAATACACTGTTTTTTGGAAATATAAGTTTAAGAGGAAATGATTCACTTCCGTTATCACTGCAAAATAATGGAGATATTTCAAAAGGAGACATTCCAACTCACAATTCTGAATTTAAATGATATAGGAAGGGTACTACATTAGAAGATAATTCAAATCCATCATATCCATATAAACCAAAATCCTTGTCTTTCAACAACAATATAAAGCATTTTAAATACGATGAAACATACAGACTTGGAATACAAGGACAATATTCAAATGGGAAGTGGTCAACTCCAATATGACTTGGGGAAGACAAAAAGGTAGATCAGAGGTATGTATCTGTATGCCCTGGAACTCTTGTTCATATAGTATATATAAATGGATCGTATGAACCAGATGCTGCATTAGTACCATGACTTTCATCTAAATTTAAAAAAGTTAGACCAGTAATGGTCCCATTATCATATTTTGATAGAACTATTGTTGCTCAAGGTATTGTTAATAATACGCTTGGAATAGCTAAGAATAGAGCTCCGAATAACATAGCCTCATCTAACTTTGCATATCCAGACTATTTGTTTAGGACTAATGGACGTAAATCTGATTATGCGTCTAATAGTGAAAGATCTTTCAACGGAAGATATGCTCATTTTGATCTTTTAAAATTGAATAACGAATACCACAACTTCGAATATATAGAGAACATGGGGAATTGAGGGTTTTCTCTCAACACTCCAGATAATGACATTCACGACATACATCAAATTCAACAATACGATGGAAGTGGACTTCTTGAATGAGATTTATTTTTTGTTGATAAAAATATGGTTAATTTTTGAAGTCCAGATATCTATTACAACTCCGATATTAGTTTAAACTATATTAAGAATAGCGTTAGAGCCAATCTATATGGATTTTCAGTTTCAACAGGACTGAATGAGAAATTAAAAATGAATGGAGGTGCATGAAAATTAGATTATGACACAAAAAGTAGTATAATTGCAAATTATAACTCAATTTCGCCTGAATGAGATTATTGAAAATCAATACTTACACCAATTCATTCATCAGTAACCAGCAGTAGTCCTACCGTTCTATTTCCTATGTGATCTCCTAGGGCTTATTATTTACATGACGATGACGGAGTGGTTTCATTTACTGAGTTCAATAAAACAGGGTTTCAGTACTTTGGATGAACGAACACATTGGTTTCTGGGAATTTATTTTATGACATAAATAATCCAGTTATACTAACCGAAGATTCTAATATTTATTACAAAACCAATTATGAAAGCAACTCTTTAAATGATGGAAACGTTTTATATTCAAAAAATTTTGAAAAAACATATACAAGCGGTAGTTTTAGAAATATTGAATCTAATGTTACTAATTTAGTTCTAGGATATGCCTTGCTTAGTACTAATTCTGCCCTATCTATGAAATATAATACTGCAAATCATGCATTATTTTCATTCAAAAAGAAAAATATAGATGGACATGGAGAGAGGTTTGCTTGTATGCCAAGGATAAAAAAAGGCGATGATGCTGATAATCACGAAGTATTTGACTCAATATCGGGTTGAAATGGAGGAAATGTTGGGTGAGTAACTGAATTGATTCCAAAAGCTGATTTTATAGCATCAGACATAGATGATTTATCTATAGATCAGTCTTCTCCAATATTTGATTTGTATGTAGATGATACCAATAAAGAATTAACTAGATATGGAGGATTAACAGAAGATGCTTTATTGTCTAATAATTGAATACCTTGTGGAGCTCCAGTAAAAGTTCAAAATGGTATGGTTATTGATTATACGGATGGAGATACATATATTCAAAGATTTGATTTCTTAAGGGTATTTCCTAATGATGTATTGCAAATACCACAGCATACCGAAATAATCTCATTTCTATGCGAGTCTTTTATTAATGTTGACGGAAGATGTGATGTGAATAGATATAATACTGATAGTACTTTCGCAACTCCAGAGAATTATGGATTGTTAAATAATGCATATTCTCAAAAAAATAATTACTTTAATTATACAATGTTAGATGCAGATCTGTTTAAGTCAAAGAATTTTAATAATACAATTCTTTGAACTAAGACAAAACAGTCTGGGTCTATTGTAGACAATTGAACTGGATTATCAATGTTAAGTTCTTTAGATTTAGATGGAACTAATGGAGAGGTTTCTTCATTAAATTTATTCAATAATGACTTATATGTTTTTCAGGTTAAAGCAATAGCTAAAATAATGTATAATGAAAGAGTTCAAAACGTAGCTTCAGATGGTATTGGAATAGAATTGTCAAATGGATATAAAGTTCCTGAATATAGGTATATAACTAATCAATATGGATCTAATTACAAATGGTCTATTATAGATGGAAAAAATGGTGTTTATTTTATTGACTATATAAATAAGTCGTTAAATTTACTTGGAGAAGGAATTAAAGACTTAGGACTTCAATTTGGAATGAAATCATGATTTAGCAATAACACATCCAATAATAAATATATACTATCATACGATAGAGATAACAATGATTTATATATACATGATAATGAATATTGCTTAAATTTTTCAGAAGTATTAAATTCATTTGTTTCATTCTATGATTATACTGGAGTTATTCAAATGAAAAATATATGAGATAGTTATATATCAATCAATTATTTAGATAATAAATCTAAAGTATGGCTTAATAATAAGGGAGATTACAATATGTTTTATGGAACTCAAAAGCCATTTAGCATTGAATATTTATTTAACCCGGACCCTTTGTATGATAAAATATTTAATACGTTTGAATATAGAGTTGATAATACTGATATTGATTGGAACAATATTCATGTTAAAAACTGGTATCAAGAAGGGCAATCTGATTATAATGGTATAAATATGAGAAGAAAATTTAATGTAAATAGAGTTAATCTTCCACGAGCTAATGATTCAAAAAGCGCAGCAGTAAGAGATAGAATTAGGTCTACATGGGTTAAATTGAAAATGTCTCATAATACAACTACTCCAAATAAAAATTCAAAATTTGAAATGCAAGACTCTACTGTAACGTATACAGTATAAAAAAATAGCGTAAGTATAATTAATATACTCACGCTATTTTTTTTGGTATAAATTTGTTTATATAGAAATTTTTATATACCTTTGCAAAAAAATATAACATAACATTAAAAATTATATCATTATATGGCTATTACTAAGAAAAAAAACAAGTTTACAATTCCTAAAGTATATAAAGATACAATATATGCCAAAGGTGGATTTTTAAAAGACGCAAGAAATAATTATTTTGCAGATGCTGGAGGTCTTAATTTATGGAGGGGGTCTGGCGACAATGCAGAAAAAATACTAAGTAGTACTGATTATAGAACTGTTGATGTAATTAATAATGCTAAAGATTTTAAGGCTGACAAATTATCTAAAGGTGTTGGTGCTGTAGCTCCGACAATGATGGCTTTTAATCAGCTAAAGGATAATCTTGGTATTAATGCGTCTGCCAATGCAAATAGTCAAGTTATGGAAATGAATGATATTAACAGGGGAAACTTAACGGATGCTGTTAATATAGATTCTTCAGGCAAAGGATTTCTTGAAGCTTCTATTGAAGGTGCATCAACAGGAATTGCTGGTGGTAGTTCTGTTGCTGGTCCGATTGGAGCTTTATGAGGTGGTATTGGAGGTCTTGCAGTTGGCGGCATATCTTCTCTGTTTGGAGACACCTCTCGTAATAATGCTAAAAAAAATGCAGAACAGCAATGGACTGATAATTTAAAAGCTAAAAACCAACAATTTCAATATCAAGATATTAGAAATAGTCTTGCAAATTATAGTGCAAATGGAGGACAAATATTTGCTTATGGTGGAGATATAAAAAGTCCTAATGCATTAACTGAGTTCAATGCTGGACAAACGCATGAACTTAATCCTCAAGGGGGCATTATGCAAGGTACGGGAGCCAACGGTAAACCTAATCTTGTAGAAGAAGGTGAAACTAAACATGAAGATTACATATTCTCAGATAGACTTAAAGTAACTCCAGCAATATCAAAGCAATTTAAGCTTCCAGCAGGATTAAATGGTAAATCTTTTGCTCAAGCTTCAAAATATTTAGCAAGAGAATCTAAGGATAGACCTAACGACCCAATAAGCAATAATGCTATGAAAGCACACATGGCTATGCTTACAGCAGCTCAAGAAGGATTAAAGCAACAAAAGCAACAAGCAGAACAACCACAACAACAAGGTATTCCAATGGAACAGCCACAAGAAAATATAATGCAAGAAGGTTCTCAACAAATGGCATTTGGTGGATATAAACCAAAAGAAGCTCCACAGATTGAAAATAGAATGCAAATAATTATACAAAAAGTGCAGCAAATGATTCAGCAAGGAGTTCCTCAAGATGAAATTGAAGCTCAATTAGAAAGAGCTGGATTAAAACCTGATGAAGCTGAACAAATAGTTGCATCAGTAATGCAGCAAATGCAGCAAGAATCTCAACAAACATCTAATCAGCAACAACAACAATTAGAACAACAGCAAATTCAACAGCAACCACAAGTAGCTCAAGAACAACAGCCAATGATGCCTCAACAAATGGCGAATGGTGGTGGATTGTTTAATCCTTATGCATTTGGTGGACCAACTTATACTCCACCTACTGCTCAACAAGAACAAAATGGAGCTAATTTTAGATATGCCTTTGGAGGTGGATTAGAAGATAATAAATATAGTAACTTTGGAGCATATCCAAAATATATAAACACAATGTTTGCTGATGGTGGACAGATACAAACAGATGTGTCTGCTGGTACTAATGTATTAGGATTTGCTAATGGTGGATATGTCGACCAAACACATAATAATAATAGATTAGCTCAAGGATATAATGTGTTTGGTGGAGAGTCTACTAAAACAAATCATTTAAATAAATATAACGGAGAATTGATTTCAGGAAGATATCTTCCAAAGAAATCAGTTGTTAACTGACTAAATAAAAATACAAAAGGATCAAATGATGGAGTTGATATAAATAGTTACGATTACAATAAAAAAATATATACAGAAGATAACTTAGATGAAGATGCTTATGATTCTTTTGATAAACGAAATGGACTTAAAGAAGGTATATTCTCTGGAGGATACGATTATAGTCAAGATAATGATTTAATTCAACGACTACTTAATCCAATCAGTAATGTTCCGACTACTACTCAAAACTCAAAAATAAATATACCAGCAGAAAATATTGATTATCTCGGAGCTCTTGGAGCTGATGTGAATAAACCTAATTATATAGACAAACGTGGGTTTGGGGGCAAAACAATAGATCCTCTCATGTTTTCTAAATTTTACAGCAAAGTAAATTCAAACTACGGAGATACTGATGAATACAAGGGCGGATATTCTTCTGACGATTCTGAAAATGTTTCAAATGGATATAATAGAAATCTCGATTATTTAAAAAATAAAATGAGTGGGTTAAAGGTAAATAATCCAAATTATACAAAAAATAATATATATAATGATATATTAAGAAATGGTCCGCATAGCTTTTTAGATTCTCCAAAAGAAATGACATCTCCATCTCTTCAAGAAATAGCTGATGGGTTAAGACAACCTTCGCCAAATTTTAGTGATGCTAATAAAAGTATAATTGATTTTAAAAATAGAGCTAAATATACAGATTTACCAGATAATAACAAGTTATCAAATAATAATTTATCAAACAATAATTCAAATAGAGAGCCTTCGGCTTTTTGAAATAACGTTGGAACTGCATTAGAAAATACAGTTGGTAATCCACGATATGCTCCAGTATGAGCAAACATAGGCGTTGGTATTAGTGATATGTTTCAAAAGCCAGAAATAACTAAATATGGTAGATATACGCCAGAGCGTAATACTGCTCACATGGACTATACGCCAGTAGATACTGAATGGATGGCTAATAAAATGAATGCTACCTATGCTGGCACTCGTGACCAATTAATTAATAATGCTGGTGGTAATAGAGCAGCAGCAATGGCTGGTCTTACAGGAATTAATCAGCAACAACAAAACGCTATTGGTGAAGCTTATTTGAAAGCCCAAGACATTAATTATGGCAGAAGACAAGCAGCTAATCAATTTAATGCTGGTATTGAAACTCAAAATGTAGCTGCACAAAACGCTGCTCATCAACAAAATCTTCAAATACAAATGGCTGAAATAGATGCCAATGCAAGAGCAAGGGCTGCTAAAAGAATGGCTGCAAGACAGGCAATATTAAATGCTGCTAGCAATATTGGTGATATAGGTCGTGAGAATTGGGCTCAAAAAACTGGTGCTCAAATGACTGATTATATGACTGATCTAAACGATGGAACTATTACATTCAGGAATGGTAAAAAATATAAA